AAGGCATTGGCAGATTGAGGCTAAGTGGACTTTAAGTAACTATGCTGGGCAAGTGCATGCGATAGATACTCTTTACCATCAGGTTGAAACTCCTTACATATTCCATTGCGAAGATGATTGGGAGTTCTATCAGGAAGGATTCATTGGTGATTCTAGGGCTGTGCTGGAACTTGACAGAACCATTTACACTGTCTGGCTCAGGCATCCATCTGACCGCAATGGTCATCCAGTGCTGAATGGAGCTAGAATTACCTTTAATGATGTGAGGTTTCAAGAGATGGCTGTGAACTTTCGCAAGCAGTGGCATGGCATGACTTGGAATCCTGGTCTCCGTAGGCTTTCAGATTATAGAGCAGCTGGCTCATTCAGTGATTTCTGCAAGTGGAATCCTAAAGACCATATTCAGGCTGAGATAGCATTCAATGAGCATTACCGGAAGCTAGGGTTTAAGGCAGCAACCTTATGCAGAGGCTTTATTAAGCATATTGGGCATTCAAATTCAACTAAAAAACTACAATCAAGATGAAAGCAGCACTTTACTTTAGGCTGGATGATCCAGAAGACATTCAGGCTCACATGCGATGCACTAAGGCAACAGACATGGCTCTGGCATTGTATCAGCTCAGAAATGTAATTCACAAAGCCATTGATGAGTCAGAAGATGGCAAGCATGTGGATGGTGATTATCTATCAGATAGAGTCAATGAGATATTTGAGGAGTTCAGCATCAATCTTAATGAGCTAATATCATGACACAACTTGAGCAGCTCAGAGTGATTGTGCTGAAGGAAATCAAGACCAAGAAATGGTTTGCTGAGCAGGAGGCAAACACCCCTAAAAGCACTTACTATTGGCAAGGTGGACTTGCTGCTTTACAGTATATTAAACATGTAATTGACAGATTAATAAAGGAAGAGCATGGAAGATAATATGACATCAGTTGATTGGCTATTCCGTAATTTATGGGATCAACCAAAGGATAAAATTATTTGGTGGGAGATTCTGGATAAGGCAAAAGAAATGGAGAAGGAGCAGATAATTAATGCTTATCTTTTTGGGGAAAGAGCCTATAATTTTAATCGTCAAGATGCACAATATTACTACAACGAAACCTATGGAAAATAAAATGACGGCAGTTCAATGGCTTAGTAAAGAACTTGAGGGATATGGTTCTCCTTCTGCTTTAAATATAGCTTGGGAATCTTTTGATGAGCTTATTGCTCAAGCCAAGGAAATGGAGCAGGAGCAGATAATTGAAGCCCATGATGCCGCTTACATTGCCATGAATCTTGCATTTCGTGGGTTCGATAGGAGTGTTGAATATTACGAAAAAACCTATGGCGCACATAAGTAAGGCAAAAGTTTAAGTTTGCCGTAAAATTGTGACAAGATGATGAATCCAATCGAAGAGCTAATTGATTTCATGATTGCCAATGAAGGCAAGATTGACCTGAATGATGTGCTTGTCAAGGCTGAGCTGATAAATATGCGCTCAAAGCCCAGGCATTGTGGATGGTACTTCAATGGGCAGATGGTTCAGTCATTAGATCAGCTTAAAGGAAATTCAATATCAATGAGCAATAAACCAAAACAACTATTTTACTATCCATGAACATGCTAGACTATTGGGATGAACCACATTACGAGAAGCCACTTCAGAAGCACCGTGAGGAGATGATTAATAAACCTGATGCTGTCAATCATCCAGAGCATTACGGAGGCTCTGATAGCACCTATGAGGCTATCAAAGTTATTGATGCTTGGAAGCTAGGCTTCTGCCTTGGCAATGTGATTAAATACATCAGCAGAGCAGGGAAGAAAGGAAGCAAGCTGGAAGACTTAAAGAAGGCTCAGTGGTATCTCAACCATGAGATTGAGAAGCAGCAAAAGATAAGTCATTAATAAATGAAAAACATTCTTGTAGCAGTATCTGGAGGTAGGTCATCAGCTATGATGGCTTACCACATTCACACAAGTGAAAAATATAAGGACTATAATAAAGCCTATGTGTTTGCTAATACAGGCATGGAGCGACCAGAAACGATTAATTTTTTAAAAAATATTCAGTCAGTTTGGAGCATTCCTTTGACAATAATTGAAGGAACTTATTCAAATATTATGGGTATTGGTATTGGCTACAAAATTGTTGATTGGGATACTTTAGATATGAAAGCAAATGTTTTTGAGCAATGTATTATGCACATGAACAAAGGTTCTTTTAATGGTTTGCCAAATCAAGACGCACCTTATTGCTCAGAAAGAATGAAAACTCGTCCTTGTAATAAATTTGCTAAAGATATTTTTTATGATGAAAAATACATCACAGCTATTGGCTTTAGAAGGGAGGACATGCCAAAAAGAATTTCTTGGGCAGAAATCAAACATGATGAGCAAAAAATATTTCCACTGCTTACTGACTTTCCTGAACCAATTGGTTTGCCTGAATTAAACTCTTGGTGGAATCAGCAACGATTTAAACTTAACATTAATTCTAAATTTGGTAATTGCGAATTATGCTGGAAGAAGTCAGACAATAACCTGGTGGAAGTTATTAGAAGTGGAACAAGATTTGTTGATTGGTGGGCTAGAATGGAAGCAAAGTACGGCAACACTTCTTTTAGAGGCAGAAAATCAATAGCAGATATTGTGGCTATGGCTGCTCAGCCTAAAACTATGAGTATTGACTTTTCTGATTTATCAGAAGGCTGTATGTGTCAGATGTAGATCAATTACGGCCTAACAAATCCCTGCTGGATCAATCCTGCATTATCGCAATTAAAGCACAGTCCTTCACCTCTTAGATTAAGCTGTCTTGCCCAAATTGCTAGACTCTGATTATAGCCATCAAGGAAGGTAGCCATAGCTCTTTCAGTAAACTCACGATTGCCCTGTGCGAAGTAGTTAGCCCTAGGTGAGGCCACCTTCTGCCAAAGGATCTGATAGCATAAGAGATTTGCCCAGGCATCCAGAAGAAACTCCTTCTGCTGGCAGATAAATGAATCTAGGCTGCACAATAGCTGAGCATCAATGTAGATGCCAGACTGACTGTTATCCTGAGTCCAGCTATCTCCAAATCCATAATCTAATGGAGCAGTAACCGGAAAGATGCTCCAGCCATTGCGCCATAGATAAGTAAATCTGGTGGCGCACTCTAAGTCCATTTGATTCCAGCCCCAGTCAATGAAGAAGCCTGTGGTGGTTGGCAGATTGGTGCAATCCATAGCCACCATGATGTTGATTTTATCAAAGTCTGAGTAGAACTCATTATTGACAGGCAAGTAATTCATGCCCTCAATCAGGTCAGCAGTTCCTTGGTCAAGTATCTTGCCATCTTGAGTTTGAAAGATATACCAAGGCACTCCAGCAACAGCAGGCCCGGCATTGTAAACATAAATCTGCTTAACCCTTAGTGCCAGATACTTGCTTCCCTGAATGCTTACAAATGCACCTTTCAGAATTGCCTCTGCTGGTACTGTCTGAATCTGCTGCCATTGCTGCACAAAGTTCTTACTAGTCTGGAATAGCACTTGATCTAGCTGAGCTTCTGCTGAAGTGAATAAAGCAGACTGAATGTCTCTCTTAATTCTCACATAGCTCACTGCCTGTGCTGAGTTCCACATGCCCACATAAGACACTTGCTCCGGTGTTGCAATCTTATCCAGCAGCTCCGAACTCATGCCCGGATAATCATTGATGTATAGTCCAGACAGAGGAGCATCAGCTGTGCATCCCTTTAGTCCAATGTAATCTTCAAGGCAATTCATATCACAAAGTTAAACATTATCAGCACTTCCAATGTTGGGTGCAGTGATGCGAAATATCTTATTGGTTAGTGCAACCCATGCACCCAGCACTTGTCCTAAAATGAGCATCAGAACTGAGTCTCCTGTTTGGATTTTCTCCATCTTATAGAGCCATCCAACCCCTATCAATAAGCCTACCAGAACTACTGTTGCACTGGTGTAGGCATACACCTGCATGCGCTTACTAAATAAGGCATGAGTCACATGCCTGGAATGAGGCTCTTGAGCAGACCTCCCACGAACTTGCCTCTTCTCTCTGCTCTGTCCTGCTTGATTGTCTTGTTTTGCTGGCATGAATCAAGGAAAATTACTGACTTACCTAGGCCTTTGATTTGCAATTTCAGGCTATCCACTGAGGCTTCAATATGAATGTTCCTGATTGTTGATTCCATCAGGCCTGCCTCAGTCTTGGCAATGTAGTCCTCAATTTTCTTGTGCTTTACATTAGCAGTATAAACATCACCACCAATATAAATGGCTAATACAACCAGAATTAAAGCTCCTTCCTTTGATATGCTCATCTAAATAGATTTTTAAGTTTCTGAATAATCCTTTGGTAACCAGACATCTCAACAAGTTGCCCGGCATCATTGTAATATAGCACAGTCTCCTTCATCTCCTTGTGCATGTCCAAGGTCATGCGGTAGAGCCGATAAATCAAAATGATTGACCATCCGTGATGATAGAGCCATTCCTCTCCAGGGTTATAGAAGTTTGGCTCAGGATTAGCCAACTTAGTCAGAAGGATAGCTCCATAGGCAGGAGTGTCATAGATAAACTTAACCATTTCCCCCCTTAATTCGTGAGTCATAATATTAGTAAGTCCAGATAACCTTTGCAGGCTTAGTTGGATCGCAGTCGGCATGAATGAATGTGTTGCTCACTCCAATCCTGTTAATACCGGATTTCAGCAGACTATCAATAATCACAAATCGCTTATCGCCATCTGTGCAATATATGTCTGCTGCCCATCCCTGACAATGGCCGCTTTCCTTTACTCCTCCAATTTTAGCATTATGAGCTTCTGTTCGGTAGCCTGAGTTAATTTTAAATGGAACTCCGGCTATGTCTCTGGCATTATCCAGCATCTGCATGAACTTAGGCTGCATTTTAACTCCTGAACCCGGAGCATCAGGTGAGTCAAACTCTGCCAACTTGAAGTGCTTAAGAGGAAATTGCATGGTGTAAATTTACTTGATGCGAGTGAATTTTTTAGCTGCACTTTTTACCGACTTTTTACCCTTGGCAGTCCCAAGAGCAATGGAATAACCTTTTGCCCCGAAGCTGACTGTCTTACCATTGACCTTGGTTTTAAACTTCTTGTCTGCCATTATCTTCCTTGACCTCTATATTTCTTGACATTACCTGCCTTTGGCCTTCTGCCCTTGCTATGCTTGCCTTCTCTGCGCTTACCGAAGCTGATTTTAATTGATGACTCTTTGGATGCCTTTTTCATGAGGTAAATATCAATAATTATGTGCTATTA